ACGCTGGCGTCCTTGAGCGTGCCGATCGTGGCCCGCCAGCCGTTGTTGCCGCGGGTCGTAACGTCGGCCTCACCCTTCTCAAGGTTCAGCGTCAGGTCCTTGACGTTCGTGATCTCCGTCCAGGACGGTGTTCCGCCGGCGCCAGCGACGCAGAAATACAGGTAAGCGTCCATCCCAAGTACGTTCGACATTGCGTGTTCTCCTTCCGCTCAGGCCACGGAGTCTTTCCACATGGCCGGGAGCTTCGGTTTGTTGATCTCGAATGCCGGGCCCATGAACGGCCGCGGCCGGTAGGTCATAGTCCGCCGGCGGCGCTTGCCGACCTTGCGATGCACGCGCCCGCCGTGTTCCAGGAGTTCGGGGGCCTCGGGCTTGCTCCGCAGTGGGACCGGGCCGATGACGACCGTCCGGTCCGCCCGGTCATAGCCGAAGAAGATGAACTTCCTCAGCAGGCCCGTATGGCTGGAGGGCGGCTTGCCGGGCTCGGAGACTCTCTTGCGCTTGCGGATGCTGCTGCGAGCCGACCGGCGGACGTAGGCCCCGAACTTCGACAGCACCCGCCGCGTGGTGCGGTCCACCGCACCCAACACTGTGGGCGACGTGAAGAACATGCCCTTGGCCAGCTTGAAGTTCATGCCCACCATCGCGTCACCTCATCACCCGGAACGTCAGCGTCACGAGGCTCGTGAACTGCCGTAGTTCGGCCATGTGCTCGGCGGCGTAGACCGGCGCGTTGGCCACACCCATGCACGTCGCGCCGGTGTTGCCGAGCTTCCGCAGCCGGAAGAAGTCCATCACCTCTTCCACCAGGTCCATCAGCGGGTCCAGTTCGGCCGGGCTGTCTTCTGTGAACTTCTTCTGCACCGCCACATGGACCTGGACGTCGTACTGCTGCATGGATCGCGACAGTGAGGTGACCTCCACCGCGTGTGGCACGACCGTCACGTGCAGGTCGGTCATGTCCTTCAGCTCGAAGGCCGGGCGATACTGCCGCGTGGCCGTGAACGGCTGGCTGAAGCTGTGGCCGTTCAGGGCTTCCTTGACAGCCTCGGCAATGTCCACGACTACCGACACGACGCTACTCCTCGATCTCGATGTCCAGCTTGGCCGCGATCTTGACCACGTTCTTGTCGATCCGACTCGTCGTCTCGCACGTCTCGCGCAGCCACAGCTCCCGGCCATGGCAGGCCGAGCGGATCTCGGCGATCTCGGCCTTCAGGTGCACGATCTCGCCTTCGACCAGGGCCATGCGCGCCCGCAGGCCGAACATGCCCGAGACGACCCACCATCCGGCGCCGGTCAGCACGCCGCCGCCCAGGAGAACCGCCGCGATTGCCAGGAGGATCTGTCCGGTTGTCATGATGCCGCCTCCGTATCTACCAGCTTGGTGTGAATCCGCAGCGTGTGACCGTAGGGATCGCTCGGCCGCCAGTGGCCCGCCCCGCCGAGGTCCATCACCTCGAAAACGTGGACTTCGTCTCCGAATGTCACGCGAATGCGGTCGCCCGGTTGCGGCTGGGCTTTCTGGCCGGCGAGCACCAGATCGGCTGCACCGACCAGGAAGTCCGTCGCCTTGGCCTCGACGACCGTGCCGAACTCGTCGGCGACCTCGTAGCTCGTTGCGCCCAGCGTGGCCGACAGCTCGATGGACTCAGCGCCCCGAACGTACGTCACGCTGCGCGAGGCGTGCTGCTTGAGCATGCCTGCCAGCCATGCGGCGCCTTGTTCGAGCATGTCGGCCACGCTGTTACGCTCCCGTCGTTACGAGCCCGACTCGCTCTCGTAACCGCTCTCGTCGGAGTCGTCGTTGAGGTTGCCGACGTAGCCCTGGCTCAGCCGGACGCGGACCGTCGCCTCGTCGCGATCGGCGTGCGCCACCGCCTGGCCGATCAGACCGTTGGCCCCGGACTCGTCGTCCAGCTTGGCGACCTCCTCGGCCTCGTCCCAGAACAGGCTCTCGCCTGCTTGGATGGCCGTGCCGGCGCCCGTGGCCTTGGGGAAATCGAAGACGCCGACCACCGCCAGCGCGCCGAGCGTCCCGGCCGCGATCGGCCGCTTGGCCACGCCCAGCAGGTCGTTACGGACGACCACCTGCCCGGCGACGACGTCCGCCTCGGGCGTGTAGTCGATTGCGTCACCGTCGTGAATAAAGTTGACCTTGTGTGCCATGTTTGGAATCTCCTCAAATCGAAGCCAACAGAAGCGCGTAACGCTTCCTGTTGTGGATTAGGCTGACTGTTGCGCGACTCACCCCGAATTGCTGGGCAATATCCTTCTGGGCAACCGTGCCCCTAAGGGATGCGATCCGCCGAACTTGACCATCGGTCAGCTTCCTGCCAACCGGCTCGCGGAGGCCCGTCCGATAGGCATGCCGATGATTGTCGCCACGGCTCAGATATTCCAAGTTCTTGATGCTATTGTCGTGCTTGTCACCGTTGGTGTGGTTCACGTCCTGGCCATTCGCCTTTCCCAGAAAGGCTGCGGCAATCAACCGATGCACACTCCTCGCAAAGTACTTCCCGTCTCGGCGGAGGCTCACCACAAGGTACCCTGTCTTGGAGTGTGGCGTCTGCCGCAGTACCTTCCACTCGCCCGACTTGAAGCTCCGAATCCGTCCGAGATTGCTGGCTTGATAGTCCGGGAATCCGGGGATGTTCCGCCAGATTTCATTGGACGCGATTCGTGAATCCGGACGCGAATCACTCACGATGGGAACTGGATTGCTCACGCTTCCCCCTTTGCCTTGCAGCCGCCTTTGGGGTCCTGCAGAGCACAACCGAAATCGTGGTAGCCGCGCATCTGCACGCCGAGGACGTTGAAGTCCGCCTCGGCCGTTTCGATGGTCGGGCTCTCCTGGCCGTTGAGGAACGCGACCTCGATCACCGGCAGGTCCACCGGATCGGCCAGCAGGTACCACGCCTTGTCGCTGTTGCCGGTGTAGCTGCTGTTGGACAGGTACCGGCTGACCTCGGCTCGGTACTTGCCCTGATGCGGGTTGGCCACGGGGTACTTCGTGCTGGCGGTCGTGTCCCGCAGTTCCAGCGACTTGTAGAGCTGGGTTCCGACCGCGCTCAGCGCCGTGGGCAGCAGCATGATCGTCGGCATGATCCCGAGGGGCTTGCCGTCCGGATCGACCTGGTCCATGAACTTGACCTCGGCCTTGGTCAGCCCGTCGATGCTCAGGGCCGAATCCGCCCCGGTGACGTAGTTCTTGTTGCCGGCCTTGAAGAACGACCCGTTGTTCAGGAACACCGTCCAGAACACGTCGTTGATCTTCAGGCCGCTGCCCCGACCGAGCTTGCGGGGCACCGCCGTGATAGCGCCCAGGTCGTCGTTGATGATGTCCCGCCTGTCGATGCTGAGCAGCAGCCCGTACGTATCGGCCTTGTTGGTGTAGGACTCCTCGCCCAGCGTCCCGTGCTTCAGCTCGCCGCCCGGGGCGACCTTCTGGTACTGGTCCTTGCCGATCAGCCGATACGAGGTGACCGTCTTGAAGTCCGAGACGTTGCGGACGGCCGTGATGTTCCGCCAGGTCCGCTCGACGCTGAAGAAGCCCTCGAGCAGGAACTTGTTCGCCACGTTGGACAGGATGCCGCTGATGTCCACCGTGCTGAACGCCGCCTGGATGTTCCGCCCGAAGGCGAACCGCAGCACGGCCCGGCTGTCCCGGAAGTTGCGGCCGGTGTACCCGTTGGCCCACGCCGCCTCGAGCAGCAGCTCCTGCAGGCCGATCCCGCCGCGGAACCGCTTGTCGGCCAGCTCGAGCGCCTGCTCCCCGTGGGAGGCGACCAGGTCGTCACCCTTGATCCCGCCGGTCATCAGGCACGCGGCCTCGAGCACCTGGCCGGTAACCCCCTCGTCATCGCGGCTGTGGATCGCCGGGGCCTTGGGCCGCGAGGCGCGAAGCACCTCCAGCTCGGCGCGCGTCTCGTCCCAGCCCTCTTCGATGGCCTTGGCCTCGATGTCCGGGTATTGGCCGGCGCAGACCTTGCGGATCGCGGCGATTCGCTTGGTCTCGGCGGCCGCCTCGGCGCGCATCTGCGCCACGGGATCGGCCTGGCCGCCATCGTCGCCGGCCGCCTCGATCTTCGGCTGGGCCTCGGGCTCGGGCTGAGCCTCGACCTTGGGCTGCTGTTCGACCTCGGGCTCGGCCGCGGTCTTGACGTCATCTTTGCCGTTCGTCTTCATGGTGTTCTCCTGGCTGTTCTCTGCGGCGACGCTGGCCGATGCGCCCTTGTCGGCGCCGCTGTCGACGAAGCTGATTTCCTTGAGGACGGCCTTGCGCACCACGTGCACAGGGCCGGTGAACGTCTTGCCATTGACCTGGACGCGCCCCCCGGCGGGTACGAACTCGGCCTCCACGACCGCCGCGCCGATGCTCGCCTGCCACGGGAAGCCCTTGGCGCCGCTACGGGCCACGTCCCGGGCCCAGGACGTGTCGCGCGAGATCAGGCCCTCGGCGACGAGCCGGCCCTGGTCGATAGCGATCCGCCGGGTGTGTCCCACCCCCTGGCGGCGCTCGTGGTCCAGGCGGATCGGCAGGTTCTGGCTGGGGATCTCCAGCCCGGCAAGGTCCACCACCACCGGGTGCGGGAATCCCCTGATCCGCATCCTCCCGCCGCTGTAGGCGACCATGCTGAATCGCGGCAGATCGCCGGCATCGCCGCCGCCGGCCTCGATGGTGGGTGTGGCGGTCATCGTTACGTGCGTAAGCGTCTCTTCATCCGACATCGCTGTTGCTCCTTGGTGTTTGGGTCTGCCCGGTCTGGCTGGGCGCCGCCTCGGGCTCTGCCAGCCCCAGTTCGCCCATGAGCTGCTTCTCCTTGGCCCGTTGGCGAAGTTGCGTCTCCCAGTCCTTGCCCTGCTTGGCGTACTCGTCCGCCAGCGTGGTCGTGTTGTTCTTCAGACGCCGCTCCTGGGCGGTCGCCTCCTTGGCCGGGTCCACGTGCTCGGTGCCGTCCCAGAACCACTGGTGCGGCAGGCTCCCCGTGCCACGGAGGAACGAGAACTCCGTCAGCAGCTCGGCCTCGCGCACCCAGGCCGCCAGGATGCGGTCGCACACCACCTCGTTCAGGTGGGCCTGCTCGACCCGGACCGACTTGAAGTACGTCTGGTGGTCCAGCCGCCCCGAGGCGTAGTTGTGCTGGCTGGAATCGCCCGTGACGACGTTGATCGGCACCAGCAGGCAGCGGGCGATCTCCCCGAGGATTTCGCGCTTGAACTCGGCATACGCGGTGCCCGGCTGCTCGGCCTTGATCTGCCCCAGCTTCCAGCCGTCCGGCAGGACCGTGGCCATGCGCTTCTCGAGTTCGATCACGTCCATCGGCTCGACGGCCGCCGCCTCCCCGCTGGCCGGGGCGTCCGTGAACAGCACGGCCGCGAAGTCGGCAGCCGTCTCGGCCGCCCCGAGCACTGCCAGCGTGTACCGGCGGAGCTGGGCGAACAGCGGGATCGCCGGCGTGATCTCGGGGACGCCCCGGTGCTGGCCCGGCCGGTCGGCGCGGTACCAGTGGATCATCGCTTCGGCCGGGACGCGGTCGTAGGCATGGATCGCCGGGGGCGTGATCTGCGAGCCGGGATGCTCCCGCAGGACCAGGTATGCCATCGGGTTGCCGTACGAATCGAATTCGATCCCGTCCACTGCGCCGCCCGTCGGCAGCCGCAGGTCCGGGTTCGTCACGCGGTCGGCCTCGACAAGCTTCAGGTCCACCTTCACTGCCGAGGCCAGCGCCGGGTTGGCCGTCAGCAGGGCGAACGCTTCACCGTCACCGGCCTTGGCCATTCGCATCGTCCGCAGCTTCTCGGCCAGGCCGACGGCCGTCGCCCACGCACAGAAGGCCTTCTCCACGATGCGGTTGGTCTCCTCATCCGGACTGAGCACCTGGAGGCGTGGCCCCGTGCCGACCACGTCGTTCGCGAGAGTCAGGACGACGCCTTTGGCGTAGGAGTTGTTGGCGACCTCGTAACGGCTGCGGTTACGGAGTATCCTCCGCACCGCGGCGCTGGCGGCCGCGTCGGCCGACAGCCCGTCGGCATTGGCCCAGTGCCGGGCGTTCTCGACATTGGTGATCGCCGCATCGAACCGGGCGCGGATCATTCGGGCGACGGCCCTTGCCTTGCGGGATTTACGCCTGCCGAAGGGCCACATCAGGCGGTCCCTCCCGGTGAGATTTTCGCCAGCTTGATCCCCAGCCCCTTGCCGGCTGTTGCCTTCTTGCCGGCCAGGTGCTTATCGGCGGCGATCTGGTCCTTCAGCGAGTGCTGCTCCATCTCGCCCGCATCGCCCCGGGCCCGCTTGGGCCCGGCGGCGTTGTCACGAATCGTGTTGTCGAGGTCTTCAGCCATGAAGTCTCCTGATGGCGGCCGAATCTTGGCTGCTATGGGTTACTTACCCGGCCGATGGGCGATCTGTCGGAGCAAGAAGGGCGAAAGCAGAAATCGTTACGTATCTAGAACCCAACTGCCATCTGGAACCGGAGTTTTCGAATGGTGGGGGCATTGACTTGAAAGCCGAGCAAGGACAATGCAGAATAGGAATTGGCACTGTGGGTATACAGACAAGCCCCGAAAGGAGACTCTATGGCTACTATCTTCACAACCGTTGAATGGGAAGACCTGCAAACGATCTGGACAGACTACTGGAACGAATTCGCGGTGGCTGTCTCGGAGGCCGGAGGGTTAGGCGACAGCCCCCCCGCACTGACTGGCCTGCAGAACACGTTGCAGAATAGGGTATATCCCAAGATCGATGGGATGCTCCGGAGAATCAATCCTTTGGCGTTTTCGCCTGAGAACCTCCCAGAGCCAGAGTACCTGGTGCTGCTCGACGTCCTGGATCAATGTGAGAAGTTGCATCAAATGATCGGTTCGGCAACCACGTATGAACCGCATCAAGTGATCCGGTGTTTCACGCTGGGGGCTAGGCTCATTCAGCAGGCTATCGCACTCGTAGAAGAGGACAAAGCCAAGTAGGATTGCTTTGGTTCTTCGCCGCGTTGCGACTCCCTCACAGACCTTTAAGAGCGTCAAAGGTTCGCCGGAAATCAACTACTCCCGAGTCGGTCAGTTGCTTGCCGTCTCATACGTCGTCATCCGCCGCCCGCAATGGCGGCACTCCCTGCGGCGAAGCAGACGCCCCCCCCAGGCCCGGCGCGTGTAGAGCACGCGGAAGTGAGCGCAGCCGCAGCGTGGACACTCCAGTCCGCGCTTCCCCATGGCTTTCTGGTTTTGGTTCGGCTGGGCCATCTATCGCCTGCTCCTCTGGAGTTCTGACAGCCTGATGCGCCGCCGCGCCGGTGCGGACCTGACGTCCGTACCCGGCAAGATCGCGCCCTGCACGGAGGCCGCGACCGCACAGCCGACCAGGCAGTCCAGCCAGTGGTTGTCGGGCCCGCTGGCGCGCAGTTTCCATTCGTCCACAGTGCGGTTGCGGGCCTCGGTCCGCACGCGGTACTCGGCGGTGATGTGCTCGGCCAGGAGTTGATGGTCGGCGGGCTTGCGGCCGAAGAGGGACAGGCAGCCTTTGTCGCCGATCGCCACGGCCAGGCGGGCGTGGACGAACGACTTCCAGTAGTTCGTGTCGATCAGGACGTGGCGGACCTGCCGGCGACCCTGGACGTTCGGGATGCGCCAGTGGTGGCCGATCCGTTCGCCGCGCTTGCGCTTGTACTCGCTAAACGGGACGCTGGAAGCCCCGACGTACCGCCCGTGGCTGGGCATGACGACGGCCGAGTGGGCGCTCTGCCGGCAGAACTGGTAGACCACGTCCGTGCTCTGGCCCCAGTTGGCGTCGATCAAACAGCGCTGGATTCGCAGCATGGCCCCATCATCGCGCCGCCATTCGCGGGACAGGTAGTCATCTGTCAGTTTCGTCAGGCCGGCATAGATCGACCCTTCCAGCCCGGCCCCGGGTGTGGCTCGGCCGAGGGTCTTGCGGATGTCCCGAAGCGTGAAGTACGCCCGGGCCTGATCGGGATACGTGCCGTAGTCGATCAGGCAGCCGGTGAAGTCGTCCTCCCACGCCACGACGGTGTGGAACAGGGCCTTGCCCTGCACGTCGATGAACATCGTCAGGTGGCCACAGCCGATGGGCACCTCCCCGCGCCGATGGCCGTTGACTTTGCTGGCCACCTGCTCGGCAGTGAGCATGTCGGTGTCGCCCTCGTCCTCGGGCAGGGGCTCGTTCTGGTACTCGGCCCAGAAGGCACGCTCGTCCTGGTGTTTCAGGTTCATCGCGTGCTGCAGGGCGGACAGCTCGTCGGTGTTGTGCCTTTCCGGCCACGCGACGACGGCGCCGGCGTCCATCTCGTGACGATGCTCGCGATAGAATTCGGTGGCCTCGTGGCCGTCGCCGTCGTTGCGAAAACTGTCAGCGCGGATCTGGGCGTACTTGTCCCAGAGCTTCTCGTTTGCCGGGAAGGAGTAGACCAGCTTCGTCCGTTCGCCCTGCCAGGCGGGGTGCGTATCGCGGTCGAGGATCTGGTCGGCCATGTCGCCGGGGCGGATCACGGTGCATGGCATGATGCCGGAGATCTTCTGGCCGGGCCCGGCGAGGTTCAGGATCGCGCCGTTGAGCGTGTCCATCCTGGCCCGCGTCTGCGGGACGCTGCGCGCCGACTCGTCGGTCTGCGGGTCGTCGAGCACCACCAGCGACGGGCGGGCGGCCCGGCCGTCGGCACGCTTGAACTTCATGCCGCGTATGCGGCTCTCGATACCCGCCACGCGAATAATCGCGCCGGACGCCTTCGAGTCGGGAATGGTCGGCAGGACGATCTCGTCGGCCGTCCAGACGATCCGCGTGTGCCTGCCGTTGCACAATTGGCCCTTGGCGCGGTTGTGAATCCGCTCGAGGGCGTGGATGGGGAACACCGCCTCCGGATAGTCCTCCAGCAGACGCTCGTTGGTCTCGAACTCGACCTTGATGCTCTCGAGCATGCTGCGGGCGTGTCCGGCGTCTGAGCCGATCAGGCACACAAAATCCCGCGCGCCGGTGAGCATCGCCCAGATACAGGCCGTTTCAGCCAGCGTGGTCTTTCCGCTGCCGCGCGGCATGGCCATGGCGAACAGCCCGCCGCGAAGGACGGCCTGCTCGATCTTGGCGATCACCTTCAAGTGATCGTCCGACCACGGCAGGCAGAACGCCTCGGGGAAGTAGGCCTCGCAGAAGAACCGAAAGTCCGTCCGGCCCCTGGCCTTTCGTTGCGGGTCGATCACCTCGGGAATGGGCCCGATGTCCCTGCCGATGGCCGATAGCGCCGCGTTGCGGGCACGGGCGGCCTCCTTCATGGCCTCGTAGTCGGCCGGCTGCTTGGCGGGCGCGGGGTTGTGTCGAAGCCACGCCAGCCAGGCGGCGTAGCGGAACAGGTCGACGTGCTTCTGGTCGCCGATCCGGTAGCCGGCCCGGTTGCGGTGGCGGCGCAAAGTGCGCTCACTAATCACCTCGCCCAGCGGCGTGGAGTTCAGCATCCGCGTCAGCATCGACGGGCGCAGCTTGCGAGGATCAGTCGCCACCGGCCATCTCCTTGGCCAGCCAAGCCGTGTAGTGCACCAGATTGAGCGTGCCGCCCGGATTGACCGGCGCGCCCGCGTCGATGTCGGCGCGGATCATCTCCTCGGTGATCCGCCGGCCACCGGCGGCGGAGAGGACCTTGGCCAGCTGGGCGGTGGTGAGGGCCGTCAGGCTTGGGGTTGTCTCGCTCATGTGCCTGTCCTCCCGGCAGGAATCTGCGGATTCTCGGCCGGGATCTTTCGCCCATGCCGCAAATGGCGACGTGTGCCATGCTTACGGGCGCAAGTTCTTTTGCAAAAATGTGTTAATTGCCTTGCCCCGGGCGGACCACAGAGCAAACATGAACACGTGAAAACGAAGCGCAAGCCATTGAGAGAAAGGATGTTGCGATGAGAATCACGAGCATCGAACTGGTAGGCACCAGCGACACGAAACTGCATGACGGCAGCCCGGGCCTGGCCCGGGCCTTTGCCAAGATCAGCCGCAAGCCGGGCGACAAGCACATCACCGTCGAGCTGCTGGCGCCCGGCTGCGAACGCACCCACCAGGTTCAGGCCGACGACGCCGATGACCAGTGGTCGATGGCCCAGATCCTCCAGCACGCCCTGGACGGATACCAAGGGACCAACAGCGACGTCGACGGATACTTCCGAACCATCCAGATGCTGGCCGACTGACCCGAGGGGACCATGCACCGACTCAACCACAGCGGCGAAACGATGATTCCCGGCACACCACGGACGGCGCGCCGGGCCATGCGGAAGGTCCGCGAACTGGCGCGGCTGCGGCACAAGGTGTACCTCCGTCGCTTCCGGCAGACCTACGGATACGAGTCGCAGCTCGGCCCGGAATGGATCGCCATCTCGCACCGCCACCCGATGGCGATGGTGACCGTCACCGGGCCCCTCGACGAGAGCCTGGCGGCGGACCGGGAGATCATGGCCACCGCACACGACGTGCTGGCGTTCGGCACGGACAGGTATGCCATCAGTTGGCTGGGATTCGAAAGGCTGCCCGGGGCCGGGAATCATCCTCGTACGCAGAGCGACTACTAACCGCCCCATGCGGGCAAGGAGAACGGCATGAACGAGCAAGAATTCCAGGACGCATTGAAGACGGCCCTCCAGGCGCTGGCCTGGATGGCGGAAGACCACGACTACCCCGACACGCTGCCGGTGGACCTGGCGGAGGTCCGCGAGGTCCGGACCTTCGACGAGGCCGGGGTGCTCACACGAAACAAGGGCCTGGTGGTGACGCTCGCCGACCGCAGCCAGATGCAGGTCACCATCATCGCAAGCCGCTGAGCAAGGAGAACCGCCATGAAACGAGCACGCACCGCAACCGGCAAGGTCTACGGCGCGGAGGTCCACGGCAAGAAGCGCCGCGTGACCGTGCCGGAAGACCCAAAGCCCGAGGACGTGCTGAACGACGCCCTCCGGGAGAACCTCAGCCCGCACGCCGTCGCGGCCATCGCCGCGTTCTGCCAGACGGCGACGACACAGCGGGAAGACGTGGACCGGCAGATTCGATGGTTCGCCGACCGGCTGATCGAGCTGGTCGGCGGTGGCGACGAGCACAACCGCCTCTGCGAAGAGGTCGGACTCTAGAAACCGGCCCGCATGGGCCACAACATGAGGAGCAAGATCATGAAGAAGAACGAAGTCAAGGTCGGACAGACGTACCGCTGCAAGGTCAGCGGGTCGCTGGCGGACGTCCGGATCACCGCTGAGAATCCCCACGGCGGGTGGGACGCGATCAACGTCTCCACGAACCGGAAGGTCCGGATCAAGAGCCCGCAGCGCCTGCGGAGCGTGGTCAAGCGGCCGGCCAAGCGGAAGAAGACCGTGACGCTGGCCGAGCACGAGGCCCAGGCCAAGCGCGAGCAGGCCAGCGCCGAGCGCGCCGCCGGGCAGGTCCGCAAGGACATCGCCAAGACGGTCAAGGCCGTTCAGAACGGCGACCTGACCAAGGGCGTCACCGTGCCCACGGGGGCGAAGAAGGCCAAGAAGGCGACCGGCAAGGCCAAGGCGGCGACGAAACGCCACACGGGCCAACGTGACGCGAAGGGGGCCAAACGTCCGAGCGGCCTGGACGCCGCCGCCCAAGTCCTGGGCGAGACCAAGGAACCCCTCGGTGCTAAGGAGATGGTCGAACGGATGCTGGCCAAGGGCCTGTGGCAGACCAAGGGCAAGACCCCGGCCGCAACGATTTACGCCGCCATCATCCGGGAGATCGCCGCAAAGGGCAACGACAGCCGATTCCGCAAGGTCGACCGCGGCAAGTTCGAGCTGGCCAAGTAGCGTAGAGTTCACGCCTCCACCTCCTCCACCCCGGCGACGCTTGCCGGGGTGCTCTTCGGCCAAGCTTGTTCCATCCCCCGTTTCTGATAGAATCAGCCTATGGCTACTGAAGCACTCGAGATTCCGGAGAGATGCTGCCTGAACTGTGTGTTTCTGTACGATCCGAGTCAGGATGGAAAGCCCAAGCCCTCCTTGGACCGACAAACCAGAGATCGGCTTCGGGTAAGCGATCCCATTGGCAACAGAACGTTGCAGTGCTATCAGGAAGTCTGGGATGCCAAGGCGGTCAAGGACGAGCCCGAAAGCAAACTCGACCGATTGCTCAGAGAAGACCGGGGAGAATTCTGTCTCTTCTACCCCTACAAGCCCAATGTATTTCCTGCTGCCGCGAAGCACCTTGAACGACGAGCCGCCGACCGCCAGGAGGCGGAAAGGGACCGTGCTCTGACTAGGAGAGCCTTCTGGGTCGCTTTTGCAGCCCTTATGGTCTCGATCTTCGCGATTCTGGCACAGCTCACGTGGGACATCTGTAAGCATATTCATTCCTGTCCGTAGGCTGAAATTCGTTTCGCCTTCTGGCCGGTAAACTGCTCCCAGCGCTGCACGATCACGTCGCAGTACAGGGGGTCGAGTTCCATGAGGTAGGCTCGGCGCCCGGTCTGTTGGCAGCCGATGAGGGTCGAGCCCGAGCCGCCGAACAGGTCCATGACGTTCTCACCGGGCAGGGAGCTGTACTGAATGGACCGGACGGCCAACTCGACGGGCTTCTCGGTCAGGTGCACCATCGCTTGGGGACTGACCTTCTTGACATGCCACAGATCCGTGGCGTTGTTGGGGCCGTAGAAGTTGTGGCCGGCGCCTTCCTTCCAGCCGTAAAACGCCAGCTCGAACGCCCCCATCATGTCTTTCCTGGTGAGCACCGGATGCTGCTTGTCCCAGACGATGCCCTGGCTGAAGTACAGCCCAGCCGCCTTCAACGGCGCGGGGTAGTTGCCGAGGTTGGCGTACCCACCCCAGATGTAGAACGACCCGCCCGGCTTGAGCACGCGCGAGGCGTTTGCGAACCACGCCATGAGCATCTTGTCGAATGCCTCGTCGCTGACGAAGTCGTTTTCGAGCGGCCGGTCCTTGGCCCGCATCTTCTTGCGGGCCTTGGTCGGGTCAATTGTGCCCCGGGCAACATCGAAGCGCTGGTGGTGCATCTTCTGCGACAGGTCGGGGTGGGAGCTGTTGCCGGCGGCGATGGCGGTGCTACTGCGCGGCTCGACCTTCACGTTGTACGGCGGGTCCATGTTGACCAGGTCGATGGTCGCCCCGTCCAACAGCCGGTCGAGATCGGCCTCGCTGCCGCTGTCACCGCACATCAGACGGTGCTCGCCCAGCACCCAGATGTCGCCCGGCTGGGTGATCGCCTCGTCCGGTGGCTCGGGAACCTGGTCCGGATCGGTCAGGCCCTCGGTGGCCTCGCCGTCGAGCAGCTTGGCCAGTTCTTCGCTGCCGAAGCCCAGCAGGCTCAGGTCGTAGTCGGCGCCCTGGAGATCCTTCAGTTCGATGGGCAGCAGGTCGAAGTCCCACTCGGCCAGCGTGGCCGTCTGGTTGTCGGCGATCCTGTAGGCCTTGATCTGCTCGGGCGACAAGTCGGTGGCCACGTGGACAGGCACCTTGGCCAGGCCGAGCTTCTTGGCGGCCTTCCAGCGGGTGTGCCCGACGATGATCACGCCATCGCCGTCCACAACGATGGGCTGGCGGAAGCCGAACTCGGCCAGGGAGGCCGCCACGGCGTCCACGGCCTGGTCGTTGACGCGAGGATTAGACTCGTAAGGCGTGATGTCATCAATGTTTCGGATAGCGACTTTCATGTGCGATCTCCTTCGCGAAAAAACCGGCGGCGCAAAACAAACTCTGCCCATGGGTGCGACTGTTCCCGCGGCCATTTTCTCGATTCGATGCCGCGGAAGTACCTATACGTTTTATTTCTTCTCGACATTGGCTTTGCGACTGGCGCCTGTCTGGCCTGCTCCCGACGGCTGCGATGCTCGGGCGTCCACGTTGCCCGCCTCGCAGTCCCCGGGCTTCGTCTGCGCTATCCTGGCGACGATGGTGTGGATCGCCTCGGCGTGCCGAGGGTATTCCTGGGCCAGCCATGAGGCCGGTGCATAGATATGCCCATCGTGTTGGATCACCGGCGCGACGTCATACCCGAGGCACAGCATCGCCTTGAGTTCGTTGTCGAACGCTCCGCAGGGCAGGAAGACCACGCCACAGTCATCCTCGAATGCGGTCCGCAGCCACTTGGCCAGTCGCTTGCCTTCGATCACGATCTGTCTCATTTCGTTCTCCTGTCCTTGACGCCATGTCGTCGCGATAGCCCTACGTCCCGGGGAGTATCGCGGGGCGTTTGGGACGCCCGCGTACTCCCCCGTAGGGGGAGGGTGTGCTGAGTTCCGCCCTCAGTTCCGCGACCAATCGTTGTAAGTTGCTCATTTGAATCATCTTGAATCAGCAAGTGTCGCGGAACTGGGACGCCAACTGAGACGCGTCCCAGTTCCTGTCCAGTTCCGCCGCAGTTCCGGTCTGTAAATGGATCGTATTCCATTAGTTGTAGCTCTCGCGTCCGGAACTGGCTCCGGAACTCGGTTTTGCCAGTTCCGCGTCCAGTTCCGCAGTAACACATTTATTTGTGTTGACGAATTCCGTGTCAGTTCCGGCCATCGCGTTGCGAATCTGGCGAACGTATCGCTCTGAGATTCCCACCTGCTGGGCGACCTCCTGAACGCTGACCTCGGGGTCGTGGTCCAGCAGCGCCGCGGTCCACAGCGCCTTGTCACCGTTCATGCCGGGACGGTTCTTGACGTATCGCATGTACGCGCCGACGCGAATCTTGGCGACCAGGCCGCGCTCGATGGCCAGTTCCAGCATCTCGTCGGCCTTGCGTTCGGACAGGCCGAACCGCTGGCCGGCCTCGTACCGCACTGAGTTCTTGGAGCTCGGGTCATTGACGGCGACGGATTGGGCGACGAAGTCTTCCAGTGCGACGTCCCTACGCCTGGCCTTCGGCTTGGCTGCGCCCAGCAGGGCCGAGGTATCCACCTCGTCGACGGGCGTGAACAGCGGCCAGTTCCAGACCAGGGCCTGCGGGCCCATGGGCGGCCAGCTCCGGACGGCGGATTCCAGCACGACGATGCCCTCGGCCTGGTGCGGACGGAGGATCAGGTGGGTATCGGCCGCGCGGGACTGGCTGCCGGCGCCCGCCCCGACGTCGGTGACGGCTTTACTGGCCTGGTTGCCCTTGCTGGCGTGGTGGATCAGGACGAAGGCGCACTGCATCTGCGCGGCGTAGTGATCGATCTGGTTGTACAGATTGGCCATCGCCCCGTTGTCGTTCTCGTCGGTGCCCAGAGGCAACGTGCGGTAGAAGGCGTCGACGATGACGATCTTGTACTGGCCGGCATCGACACGACGGAACATGCTGCCCATCGAGTACAGGTCGCGGAGCTTCCCGCGAAGGCTGATCAGGTCGATGTTCCTGCTGTACAGATGGTGCGGCATGCCCATGGCCTTGCTGACCACCCCGTAGCGATAGGTGATGTTGCATGCGTGCAGTTCGTTGTCGATGTGGAGCACCCGGCCCTGTTCGACGGCCAGGCCCAGCCAGTCGAGGCCCGATGCCACGGAGATCCCCAGCGAGGAGGCCAGCCATGACTTGCCCATCTTCGGGCTGGCGATGATGTTCATCGTCTCGCCTTCGCGAAGCAGGCCATGGACCACCGGCCGGTTCAGGCCGGTGAAGCTGTCCATGAGCTCGTGGAGCCGCTGGATCGGAGGGCCGTCGTCCGGGTCCTCCGGCGGCTCCGTGCCACAGGCCTGCACAATGGCCGAGATGTCGACGTCCGTACCACCGTCGGGGCCGAACATCTGGTCGTAGTGGTTCTCGACAAGCGCGACGGAGACCGAATCGGGCTCGTACCTCGCCACGCTGGCGGCGATGGCCTCGACTTCGCGATCGGCCAGGGGCGGGTTGCACCGGGCGAGGTTGGTGGCCTGCAGCGCCGCGTGGATTTCGTCCTGGGACATGCCCATTCGGCGCATCCCGCCGGCCAGGGAGGCCAGAGTGCTATTGCGCTGGCCCGAGGGGATCAGGTTGGCGTCCGTGGGCCGCGACGTTCGCCCGTGTGGCGTTTTCTCGCCGGGGGCGCGTATCAGGGCCAGTAGCCACTCGGGGCACGCAGCGGGGCGAACGTCGGCGATATCGCTGGATATCTCCCAGGTGTAGGCCTTGCCGTTGGGATGGATGCTGGGCGGCAGGACGACATATCCACCGTCGCCCTTGATGTCGATGCCCGGGGCGACCTCGCCCTGGCTGCACGGAACATGTCCGCCGGGGTGGGCGATGAAGATGTGCCGCCCGCCACCGCCAGTCAGGACCTCGGCCGTCTCGGGCAGCGGTCCGTGTTTGGCCTCGAGGTCGGTCAGGCTCTCGTCCCCGCCGTGGCAGGGATCAACGTCGACGACGAACAACCCGCTGGCCTTGCCCGTGGCCATGGCGACGTTCGCCCGCGGGTTCTGGGTCCACCAGGCGCGAATAGTGGCCTTGTCGGTGGTCGCATCATGGAAACCGTTGGCGCACGCAGGCTTCTTGCGCCCTGGCTCGCATGGAAAGACGGCGATGTCCATGCCCGCGTAGCCGAGGGCGGCATCAAGGAATATGTTGACGGTGTCAGACATTGCTGGCCCTGTACGTCAAAACGGAATGTTGTCACCGGCCCACGTGTAGTCGCCGGGGCCCGGGTCGTGTTCGTCCCCACCGTCCAGCAACGGAGCGATCGGACCGATCTGGTAATCGATGATGCGGTCATACTTCTCGCCGGCGATGCTGCGAACGGTGATGGCTCTGGTTTCGGCCAGGGCGCCGGCCTCGGCGAGGTCCACGGCCTGCTCGGCCGTCTCGGGCAACGCCTCATTCGACCGGGCGCGCCACCAGGCCTCGAACTTCGCCCGGGCATAGCCGGTGTGCTCAGGGCAGACCCATTCGGAGTGGTACTCGTCAAAGCCGACGCGATACTCGACGCGCATGGTCCGGGGATGATCCTCCGGTGCGCCCCGCTTATGGTGGACGGAGTAGTAGACGTCGCTTACGTCATGCTCGGTGTCCGTGACCTGGCCGCTGAGGATGCCGGCGCTACTGGCCCGGGCGTCGTGGGTTTCCTTCTCCGGCGGCGGGAACTCGTATCCACACTCCGGGCACGTGGCATAGGCCGCGTGGATTAGTGCCTGGCACTCGGGGCATTCCTTGGCCGGGGCCTCGCCGCCGGACGCACCCGGCGTCTTGATTTGCAGATCGTCGACGGGCCCGTGACGGAGGATGTTCCCGCCGTAGTCCAGGACGAGGCAGTCGGCCTTGCCTGGATGCAGCCGGAAGCCCCGACCGACCATCTGGTAGAAGAGCCCCGGGGAGTTGGTCGGCCGAAGCAGGACCACGCAGTCGATGTTGGGCGCGTCGAAGCCGGTGGTCAGGACGTTGACGTTGGCCAGGTACTTCAGGTCGCCCGACTTGAAGCGGTGCAGCGTGCCCTCGCGCTCGAGGCCGGGCGTCTCGCCGCAGACAAAGCCGCACTCCTGGCCTGAGATCCGCCTCATGTTGCCAGCGACGTGTTTGCCGTGCTGGACGCCGCTGGTGAAGACCAGCACACTGCCGCGGTCCCGTGTCAGCTCGATGATCTCTTCACAAGCCGACTGGACGAGCGTGTACTGGTCCATGGCCGCCTCCACCTCCGACGCGATGAACTCCCCGCCGCGAACATGCAGGCCGTTCAGATTGGCCTTGCTCTTACCGGCACGGCTCTTGAGCGGGCAGAGGTAGCCCTGGGTGATCAGCTCCTTGACGCCGATCTCGTAGCAGACGTGGTTGAGCAAGTTCTCGGGTCCGCAGATCATGCCTGTCGCCATGCGGTACGGTGTGGCGGTCAGGCCGATCAGGCGGACGTTCGGATTGACAACCTTCGCGTCGGCCAGGAACGTGCGGTACATGCCCTCCCCATCGGGAGGGAGCATATGCGATTCGTCCAGAAGGATCAGGTCGAACGCGTCCAGCTCGGCGGCTCGCTTGTAGACACTCTGTATCCCAGCCACGGTGATCGGCTTGTTCGTGTCCCGGGTCTTCAGACCTGCCGAGTAGACCCCGATCTGCATCCAGAGGTCCGGGGCCATGACGTGCAGCTTCTCGACGGCCTGCTCGAGCAGTTCCTTGACGTGGGCCAGGATCAGCACTCGCCCGTCCCACTTGGCCACGGCGTCGCGACAGATCGTGGCCATCACGGGGGTCTTGCCCCCGGCCGTGGGGATCACCACGCACGGGTTGTCGTCCCGACAGCGCAAGTGGTCGTAGACGGCGTTGACCGCCTCGACCTGGTACGGCCGCAGTACGATCGGCTGGGACTCTGCCGTGGCCGTCGTCACGCAACCACCTCCGTTCCGTCGGGGAGGATGCAGCGGCCGTCCATGATCGGGATCGTGTACAAGGTGTCGCTGCGCCGACCGAGGTAGCCCAGGATGAAGGCGTTGACCCACTCGACGGGCCTGCCGGTGCCGTACAGCGGGATCGGCTTGCACAGACACCCGGCGCTTCGGGCCTGGATGATCCTCGCCGGCGACCAGATGTTCTGGATGATGCTCGTGTCGGCCCTGTGCGTGTGCCCGTGGATGACGCTCTTGCCCTGGCTGATCTGGAGGTGGTTCTTCGTCGCGTGCTTCGCGTAGGACCAGCCGTGCACGGCGATGATGCGCGAATTGACGGCGTAATGCGGGTACTTGCCCGACGTCGTGCCGTAGCGGACGTAGGTGCATCGCTTGCGGCCCCGCATCAGTTGAATGCGCGGTGCCAGCATCGAATACGCGCCCCTGCCCTCAGCCGTCGCCGCTGCCCAGCGGTCCAGCCGGTACTCATGGTTGCCTTCCACCATCACCAGCCGGTCACACGCCTTCTGAAGGCGATCCAGCAGCGCACCGGCAGTATCCAGATCGGCCTCGTAGTCCGTTTCCGGCATGCCATAGGTCGGCGGGTGCGTCGAGAACTGTCCGCAATCGAGCAGATCACCCAGGCAGACGATGAGGTCAGGCCGAAGGCGCTCTGCGGCGAGGCAGAACACCTCCAGCGCCGCGACGTTCTGATGGGGCGCGTGCACGTCGCCGAAGGCGAGCATCGTTTTGCTGCCGGTCCTGGCCATCATTCGTCCCCCGCGACCATTCCGGCCGTTCGCGCGTAGCCCGCGATGTCTACCAGGTTGTCCCTCTTGTGATGATGCGATTGACGGGCCAATTTGACTGCGATTACGCATAGGGGCACGTCCATCGCCGTGACCACAGCACCATCGCGCAGTTTGCCGGCCAGGATGCCCGTCCACATCAGTGCCGTTCGGGCGAAGTCATCGGCCGGATGGCCATAGTCCTTCTGCCGGTCCGTGCTGGTAATGCGCTGAGCCTCGGCCAGGATCGATTCGCTCGGGTCGGCGGTCACCAGCCGCAATCGGTGGAGACCGACTGTCGGTACCGGCGCTTCGGTCACCGGCCCAAGCGTCTCGGCGTCGAGGATCTCCATCCCGAACTCACGAGCCAGCAGGTACTCCAGCTTGGCCCCGCACGATTCCTCCCACCCGGGCAGCAGGGCGATGGCGTCGCAGTCGACCAGCAGGGCAACGTCGGCGCGCAGGTACATTTCGCGGGGCAGGTCTGTGCGTCCGTCAAAGTTCTCGGCCGGATTGGCTACCACCCAACCGGCCGCCCTGAATCGCTCGGCCGCTGCGTGGAAGGCCGGATAGTTCGAGCCTGCCGCCCCGGACGCGAGGGCGCCGCCGTGTGAGAAGGAGGTCGATCTGGCTGTCGTCGAGGTAGACACCCGCGTGCTCGAGCGCGTCGAGTACCGGCTTGGCGATGTTGTCCAGGTCGCGCCGCCGCCGATCCGGCGGGAAGGCGTCCATCGCCAAGGCAATGCGCCCGCCAGCGGGGGGCTTGCGGGCCCCGCCGCCGCCCAGGAGGGCACAGACATTCCTGCGGAACGTCCGGCCCTCCCGGCTGATCAGCGTGCGAGGCCCCACCCGGCGCCAGTAGTGGTTGATGCTCGGGGGCCAGGGCAAAGCAAGCTTCACCGGCCGTCCTCCTTCCGAGAAGTGTGCAGCGGGATGCTGATGGTCCCGGTTGCCACCGCCCCGCAGATCTCCTCGGTCGGCTCGAGCGTGTCGGCATCAATCACGTCCACGACGAACCGGCCGGAGACCAGCAAGCACCGGACGACGATTGGCTCCCTGGCGTCCGGTTCGTCGGTCGCGACTTCGATTCGCAACCAGCCGTTCGCCTCGCGCGCTATGCGGAACTTGGCGGCTACAGGCTCTCCGCGTTCGTCCCGCTTGTAGAGGTCGTACATCGTGCCGTGATTCATGGCTCAGCCTCTCTTCCACGGGGGGGTGTTGTCGGCAGCCGGAGCCTGCTGAGGCTGGCCGGCAGCGGCGGACTTGGGCTCGTAGCCCTTGATCTCGTTGGTCAGCTCATCGTTGTCGGTGCGCTTCTTCAGCTTGACGGTGACCAGCAGAGGGATGTTGTGCAGGTCGACGCTGTCCTTGGGCTGCATCACGCCGACCGCCCGGCAGATGGCCGACAGCTCGGCCCTGGCCATTTTGACCGCCGTGGCGTTGGGGTTGTTCAGGTTCAGCCGGGCCCAGAGAAGACGGCCTTTGTGCTCCCCCTCCAGGATCGTGAACGTCAGCTCGAGGAAGCTGCCCGCCCCGGACTTGGTCTTCTTCATCTCGCTGGCGGTGACGGCCGCGAGATACCGGCCCGCCGGGATGGGCTCGAACGGGGTGGTGGGTTCGACTTCGTGTGCGTTGAAGTTTCCGAGGTCAGCCATTGGTGGTGTCCTTTCCGTCGTTGGGGGTCTGGGTCATTGCGGTCATGAGGGCCGACCAACTCAGAGGCAGTTCGGCCGGAAGGCTGTAGCGGTTCTTCGCCAGGATCACGTTGGTGCCCTCGGTCAGCAGCAGACGCTGGCCGTCTTGGCGATGGGCGTACAGCACGCAGTCGGCCCACTCGATGAAGGGCGGGGCGATCCAGTGAGGGAGGTCCGGCGAGGCCAGTCGCACGTCGTAGCCCTCGGGCGTGGTCATCTTCGTGTTGGCCGCGTGGGCCAGGAGGATGATGGCCGCGCCGGTCTCGGCCACGGCGTTGAGCATCGGCAGAAGGTCGCGGTAGACGATGTTCTGCACGACCTCGCGGCCCTTGTAGTAGCCGCCGTGGGCGGTGCCCAGCGTGTTGGTCAGATCGGCACCGGCCTTGGGATCGAGGTCGTGCACGACGTGCTCGACGATCCGCTGGACCATCCAGTCGATGGTGTCGATGGCCAGGGCCGGAGGGGCATCGGCCTTATCCAGGGCCGCCAGCTCGACCAGCCACTTGCGCATCTGCGGCCACGACTGAAGATAGGGCGTGCGGGTCAGGCCGGGCACGGCACCGGCACCGTTCTCGCAGTCCAGCAGGACGGCGTTGGCCGAGGCGCCGAAGGTGGTTTTTCCGACCCCTGCTTGGCCGAAGACGATCATCTTCGGCGGCGCTGGTGTTGTTCTCGTGATCAGTGAGTTCATCAGAGTCATGGTTGTCTCCTGTGCTGTGGTTGCTTGATTGCGATTCATTGCCTGCCTGGTCGCGCCTGAGCGTGCCTAGCATCGCCTTGCACCGACTAGCCTGCTGTTCCATGCCTCGTTATGCCGCGTGCCACTTCGCGGCAATGGCAGGTGCGGGAGTCGAACCCACGTCCCGAGGCTTATGAGGCCCCGGCAGCCCGGCCCTGCCGGGGGCGCCGGGCGGCGGCAGGGAGTCGGGCTTCACTGTCAGGGGTTAAGTCCACTCCGGCCACATGGCCCGCCCGGGCGCTGGTCGGCTATGCGATGTCCATCGTTGCGCTCATGCTGGCGTCTCCGAGCAGCTTGCTCTTGGCTGCTATGGGTTACTTACCCCGCGCAAGGGCAATCTGTCGGAGAAAGCGCTACGCCAAGTAGCCGTCCAGCCCCTTCGCAGCAAACGCCTCACGCAGTCGCGTGAGGTGGTTGTCGTAGAAAGTGGCGTGCGGAACACCCATCTCACGGGCGACTTGCGCAATGGGGTGGACCTGAAGCAACTCCGCCGCCTGGCGGAGATCCGGCGGCAGGTCGGCCAGCACCGTGTCGACGTCCATTTGAAGGTGGGCACGCTCCTCGGCGGGAAGATCGTACTTGCCCCAGCGGATATCCTGTTCGTCCTGGCTGATCGTGCTCAGGCGCTGTTTGGGCTCGTCCTCGCCGACGTCGATGTCCTCGTTGAGCGAGCAGATCTCGCGCCGGTAGTCGCGTACATCCTGGGTGCGGTGCCGAATAAGGTTGCTGATCTTCCGCTCGACGAGGCGAGCGACAAACGTGTTGTACGCGGCCTTGGCCGGGTCGAACTTCGGCAAACGTTCCAGCAGGTCGAGGATGAGTTCCTGCTCGATGTCCTCGACGTCGTCCTGCGTGAAGCCCGCCTTGCCGACGAGCTGCCAAGCCTTGTGGTGAACGAGTTCAAGTGCGTAGTCATTGAGTTCGTACTGCTTGTCGTTGGTGTCCATGAGGACTCCTCGTGGCCGAGGAGGCCTGCGTGGGTGCCCACGAAAGCAGCGATCCGGTAATGAAGGAGGCGTTGCAGGTTCGCCGCATCAGCGGCACCCACAACGCCTCCACTTCGTGGCCGGTTAGTTGTCAGGTACTCGATTCGTTTACATCACTTCGCATGTGGGGAGCCGACCCCCTGTGGTCAGGCAATCACCTCCTCGACGGTCATCTTGAACGGCAGGCCGTGCTTGACCTCAATGCACCGTACGGTCCCGTCGCCCATCGCCTCAAGCTGGGCGAACAACTCACGCACCTGCGCCTTCAGGGCGAAGTCGTCCTTTGCCATCTCCGGGCGCGGCCCGTTCTCGCCACGGAACTTGATCTCACGCACCACGCGCGGGGGCGGGTCGACCACCGGGGCTCCGCTCCGGACGGCGAGGTGCTCGATTCGGCCGAAGTTGATGCATTGCATCAATTCCACCAGCCGTGCTCCTGAAGCGGAGAGATCGACCTTCGCCATAACATCGCCCGCGTCAAACTCGTCGGTGTTGTAGTGTTTGCACGCGGGGGGATTCTTCGATTCGGCCCGTTTGTTTCCGATTCTGCTGCTGTCTGAGAACGCCTCGCACATGGCCGTGTCTCCAATACCTGTCGTGATACTTATTACTTATGCCGTTCGCGCACAGAGCTGTCCGGGAAGATCAGGAATCGGTTAGGCCCGCCTGACGAAAGCGCTTGCAGATGGCCAGCACGTCCTTCCGGACCTCCCGCCTCGAGATGCCCATCTCCCGTGCAATGGTGGTCTCTCTGGCCTCGATCAGGCGCTTGGCGACCTCACGCTGCCGGGGCGTCAAGCCGGCCATCGCGCCGGCCACGTCGACTGAAAGCCCGGAATCGGCCCGGGGGTCGTGAACGAAGCCCCCACAGCGGCGGCGAAGGTCGCTCTCGCTGACAAACTCGCCCAGCGTCGCCTGCCCCTCGTCCTCCTCCGGATGGAAGGTGTCCTCCAGAGAGGCCGCGTGGTAGCCGGCCGCGCGCTTAACGCGCCCCCGCTTGCGAATCTCCATCGCCACGGCGGTCTCGACCACGCAGGAGACGAACGTGTTCACGCACGCTCGGGCGGGATCGTACTTGCTGGCCTGCTCGAGCAGGTGGGCGATGAGGTCGTGCTCGATGTCGGCCCTCTCGGAGTATCTGAACTCCGGGCGGCTTGAGAGCTGGCGAGCCCTAATCTGGAGAAGCTTCTGGACGTACGTAGTGGACAGGGCCAAGCGGACGGCATCGGTGGTACCCATCGTGGGCCTCCGTGGGCCGGAGGCGGATGGGTCGGTGCCGTCCGAAGTGGGCGCGGACCGTCCGCGCCACCCTTGCCGAGCGCAAAGAAAACGGAGGGTGTTGGACTATCGCTTCGGCGACACC